TTTAAAACAATGCATTAAATTGTTTTATAACTATATCCATTTAACTAAGGGGACATAGAACTTACTGATTTTTAAGCGTTCAGCTTGTGTTGCATGTTATCCTATCATTCCCCGTACCATCAAGCATTTCATTCCTTTTATTTCCTTTCCGTTCGCATCGATTCGCTTAGAAAATCACTTCGTTCACTTGCCATTGCGTACACATTGAGTACAGAATGCAGAATTTCAGTGTGTACAGGATACAGAGCCGTGGCCCTTAGTGATACCAAACTCCGTAGCATCAATGCTAAGCCATATAGCGGCGCAGCTGAGGTCACAGATGGTGACGGGCTGAGTGTACGCATAACTCCCACAGGCACGATCACATTCCAGTTTCGTTATCGCTGGAACGGTAAGCCCGTTCGCCTCTCCATTGGCCGCTATCCCGCTATGTCTCTCAAGGAGGCGCGCGTAGTCGTCGGTGAGATGCGCGAATTGTACCTCAAGGGACTAAACCCGAAAAATTATTTTGCCAAAGAAGATGGCGAGCTGACACTAAAAGAGTGCCTGGATCAGTGGTGGAGCAAGTATGTTGAAACGCTGAAGCCGAACACTCAGACGCTGTACAAGTCAGTTGTGTACAACACGATGTACACAGAATTCCCGGACGCTCCGGTAGTAAACATTCCTGTTTCGGCATGGGTGCGTTTCTTTGATAAGCAGGAAAAGAAGAACAGCAAAAAGGCCAGGGTACTTCTTCTACAGCTACGTTCAGTCATGAACTGGTGTATCAGCCGCCAGTTGATCCCATCGTGCGAGGTCCTGAAGCTTAGCGTTAAGACCATTGGCAAAAAACCTGATGTGGGTAGCCGTGTTCTCACGTATACCGAATTGGCAAAAATCTGGCTGGCGCTGGAGAACAACAAGATCGTTACCTCCAACAAGGTGCTTCATCAGCTGCTTTTGCTTTGGGGAGCCAGGCTATCAGAGCTGCGTCTAGCTACCGCCAGCGAATTCAACATGGATGATCTTATCTGGACGACGCCAGGAGAGCATTCCAAGATGGGTAACGTTATCCGTCGACCGGTGTTCGATCAGGTGAAACCTTTTGTTGAAAGACTCCTCAATGCAGGAAACGATGTTCTGTTTCCTGGCCAGGAACTGGACAAGCCTATAGATCGCTCGTCAGCAAATCTCTATATGAAAAAATTAAGGGATAAAATTGATATACCGGAATGGCGAACCCACGACTTCAGGCGCTCGCTTGTGACGAATTTATCAGGGGAAGGGGTTATGCCCCATGTCACCGAAAAAATGTTGGGGCATGAACTGGGAGGCGTGATGGCGGTGTATAACAAACATGATTGGCTGGTTGAACAGAAAGATGCTTATGAGTTATATGCCGATAGGATTTTCTGGCACGCAAAAAAGTTATGAATTAAATACTTGCTATTTACAATAAGTTTTTAAACGACAGCAGGAAAAACTTGGTAAATGCAAGGTGTTATTGTATATTTATTCTTAGCTGAATATTAACACAGGAGTTTAAATGATGGTTGCTGACGAAGGTGGATTAATAAAAGAAGTTAAGATTGGCGAGAAGGAAGTGGTTGATTCAACCACATATCTAATTCCTGCGCTAACCTCTAAATTAGAGGTGGTGCTCAGTGAAAACAAAAGGGTGGTAATCTTATTTTCAGAAGAAACGAAAGATAAAACCGTGCGTTATACTGGGGGAGCTGATGAATCAGGTATGGTATACACTATAAAGCTTATTAATTTTAGTAATGTACTCGGTGAAGGCGTCATGGAGCAAATTCCGTTTTTTAAAAGAAATGATACTCAATATTATATATCTCTATGGGTGAATACGAATGCTGATAAAAGCAGAGTATTAACTCTAACACTTACTAAAGGTTAATTCTTATGTCTGGGTTTAATGGGGATATAAATACTGCCATCAGTACTGGAAGAGATTCATTTGGAGAGGCAAATGATGGAACAGCTCTTTCAAATGCCAACTCAATCGCTAAAGTAATAGGTGAAGGGGAGAATGCAAAAAATAGTGTTGTTTGGAAAATAATTACTTATACTTTGTATATGTATACCGCTGTTATTTCAGTGATGATGATTAATGATATTTATAGGTACGGCGGTCTAAATTGCATTAATATTATAAAGGATACATGGGCGACGTATTCACCAATTCTTACATTGTCGCTGGGGTATATGTTTGGTAAAAGAGATAAGAAAGATTAAATATTTTTCACCTGATATGGCATTCAGTTTCATAGGCTTAAGTGAACTTGAATGCCATGTTTAATCTGGATTGGTGTTTTTTTCCACTACCTTTTGTTTATGCCACCATCATCAATCCATCTCATTACGGCTTTTCTGCTGTATCGTGTTGGATAAGTGAGAACAGGGCTAGGAAACCCATGGTCTTTACGTAAACGCCATACAGCTGTTTTTTTCTTCCCCAGCAATTCGAATACTTCTTTTTCTTCCATAAAGTCTGTAGAAGTCATAAGCACCTCATTCAAAATTACCGTTAAAAATACACGTTCCACACCCACCGCGAGCCCCTTCAGTACAAACATCACAGCGGTCTACTTTTTTACGAGGTCGTTCTTTGATGTGCAGCCTTGGTTCCCCGTCTTTTGGCTCCGGCCATGAGCGCTGCTTGTTCACCGCCAGTTTATCGATCATCGCCTGGGTAATCTGCGCATCAGTGATACCGGCACGGCGTTGCGCATCCCACATCAGGAATTGCATGTCAGCCCACTCGCTGAGGTCGCCGGGTTCGGCAGCTGCTTCAAGAGCCTCTTTCGAAAGATGCTTCAGCGGGCCAACCGGGCCGACATTGCCGAAAGTTGCCTGTGACCACTCGGCGTGCTCGTTGCGTACCTGGTCTCTGTCCATTGCGTCCAGTGCTATGCGGGCCAGCGCTTCAGCTTCTTCTGCTGGCAGCATTACGTTGCTTCCAGCTCCATAGGTTCCACGCCATGATTTAATTTTTTCCAGGCGCTCTCTCGCCAGTTTGTTGATATCAGTCATCGGAGTTATCCTCGCAGCAGTAGTGAGCGCCGTCCGGGTCAGTACTTTTGAAACCGCAGATATCACACTCAATTTCGTCATGGGCTTCTTCATCGCATTCGTGACTTTCCGGATCGTCGGCTTTGTAATAACCGCCGCACAAATTGCAGCGGACTTCTGCCACATCGTCATAGTTAGTAGTCCCGGCTATCATTTGTCGGCCCCCTCATGCAACTGCTCTGCGATGCACGAAAAAAAAGACTCCCGCGTATGACTGTTAAGAGCTGGGGCAAACGCCGCATTAAGAACGGCAGCATCACAGCCGTCATCGGTATAAAGCGCGATTTTTTTCTCCAGACGCGCTTTCGCTTCCTGCAGCTGCATACCCCGGCAGGCGCGCGGGATATATTCCGCAATCTGTGAAATAGCCTTTTCGTTCTGTTTAAACATGCTTCACCTCGATAGGCTTGATGGTGTCGAGCAGAAGCCGGCGGCGCGTATTTTCTGCAAAGTGACGGCGCCCTGTTTCTTTGTGGTAAAACTCGTTTTTGCCGACGACCCACATCCGCTCTGTCTGGTGCAGTTTTTTTACCTTCGGACCGTCTTTGGTGATAACGGTGCCGGTATGGGTTTTTACGATTGTCATACAGCCTCCCCAAGCACCCAGCGCAGAGCATCAGCGTAGTCACCGCTGGCACCTTCAAGGGCCTTTGTGATTTCTTTACGGGTTTTCAGACGCGGCTTTGCTTCACCAAGAACCTGGCGCTGTCGCCGGGCTTTTTCATGGCCGGTTGTGCCAGCAGTTGCCGCTTCGATTTCAGAGACCTTCTCCCGCTGCTCTTCGGGTTTAAGCGATGCCAGCTGACGCGCCTGGGTAACGGTAACTGTGCCAGCCTCCACCGCTTCCCTGACGGCCTGAGTAGCCTCGAGGAGGGAGAGCGTTGCTCGAACGGTCTGAACGCTGCAGCCAAACAACACCGCAATGTCGTCCTCATCGAGCCCGCGGTCGAGCGCGTCTGACATTTTTTTAGCCCTGCCAAGCGGTGTATCAGGTCGGCGAATTTCGTTTTCGCTGACCATGTATTTAGCCATCTGATTTGCTGATCCGCGCTTAACGACCCCAGGAACAAGCAGTGGGGCTTTGCCCTCTTTCAAAAGAAGCTTATTTGCCTCCAGGGTATGTTTTACGCGCTGACGGCCTACAACGACGCAGGTGAGCCCCGTTTCAGGGTCTTTCCAGACGATGATAGGTTCCAGTACACCCAGCTCTTTGATGTTCAGAACCATTCCTTCGTCGATAGGAAGGTGGACCCGTTCATCGTAAAGCGGGTGAGTTTTGTCGGTAACCAGATGCAGGCTTTCAGGTTCGAACGTTAAAACGTTCGTTTTGCCGCTGGCGCCGTATACAACCTTTGAGTCTTTAGCCATCAGAGAGCCTCCACGTTACGGAAGCTGGTAGGGGAAATTGCTTTCAAATCGCGCATTGCTTCGAGGACATGCAGATTTATGCGCTTCTTGGTATATCGCTCAGTAATACGATCACACTCCTTCGCCCAGGATTTGACCTCTGCGAGAAGGGCGTCACGTTCGGTGCGCGTCTGGCGCAGAGCTACATTCGAAACATCGAGGACGGTAGCCAGTTCCCTGATGATTGCTGCCTGTTCTGGTGGCATAGTTTTGGCTATTTCGTACGCCTGTTTAATCAGTTGTTTTGCTGTCTTAGCCATCTTTTGTTCTCCATCTGACGCGCTGCAACGCGTAAATTTAGGGTGCAGCAACCCAACCCATGAGAGTGGGTGAATAGCTGGTTAAAATTTCTTGCTGATGGGGGACCGCCACTGCAATGGCGGTACGTTAGTTCTCCACACAACGGAAAGAGCACTGAAGCACTGGAAACTCACTTGACTAACACAGTGCTTTTTCCTGTTGTGTGCCGGGCTTCCACCTGCTCCAATCTGTTTTTAAAGCCACTCAGATATCGTCTGGGCTGCGTCGTCTCCGTGCATCACACGTTTTCGCGACCGCTGAAAGAAATCTAAAATAATTTAGTTTTTTGGTCAAGGTGAATAAACTAAATATTCTTAGTTTTCACCATTGATAGAGTAGTGGAAAGGATTAGCGGCGCATCTGGCGGCGGTGTTCAACAACGACACCGATGATGGAAATTTTTTCAACAGCAGAGTTTAAAGCAGCAAAATCAGGGTTTAACGGGACCAATTCGAAAACCTCTTCACCATTTTCGTTGACACCCCTTGCACGGTATTTTTTAAAAGTGGCGTATTCACTACCGTTTTTGGCTACAACATAGTCCCCAGGACCTGGACACAAGTCAGGATCCACAATGATAGTGTCTCCCTCTTTGAACTCTGGCTCCATAGATTTTCCACGTACCTTAAGAGCGAAGGTACCAAACGAATGAGCGCCGTTTGTTAAAATGTAATCCACGGCACCCTCTAAATTACGAGCATCACTTTCAGATGTCCAAGTTCCTGCTTGAACCCAACTTATGATAGGGATCTGCATAGCGCCTAAGTTGCCAGGCGCTACATTGGAGAGTTCCTCTTTACCGGTGAGGAGAAAGTCCTCAGAAACACCAAAATACCGAGCTAATTTTGTCAGCGAGACTCCTCCGGGTATGTTTTGGTCTTTCTCCCAGTATCCAATGGTGACATCTGTCACTCCAACAACTTTACCCAGTTGCTTCTGGGTAAGCTTACGATCCTTTCTTAATGATTTTAAACGACTTCCAAATGTGCTCACTGTGGTTCGCCATGTTATGAAAACTAAATTATCTTAGCTTTAATTGACCTAAATTTGCTTTGGTCTTAATATCTAAATAAATTTAGGAGGGTGTATGACAACAACAGAGTTAGAAACGTTCTTCGGAACCCCCAACAAGGCAGCAGACTTCTTCGGTGTTTCTCCTGAGGCTTTTTATCAATGGCGAAAACGACCGGGCAGTCTGATCCCAAAAGGTCGTGCTGCAGAAGCTGCATATCGTACTAATGGGCAGCTTGTTTTTCGACCTGAACTTTACCAAAAGGCTACAGATTCAGCTGCTTGAAAGTAACTACAAAAGGAAAATCAATATGGTAGAGCCAAACCTCAAAGAAGCCGTCAAAGCGATGTGCAAAGCATATCCAGGTGGGCGCGAAGCAATGGCTGGCGCACTGGGAATGACCGTGACGCAGTTCAACAACAACCTCTACGAGAAAAACGGCTGTCGATTTTTTGAAGTATCGGAGCTGGAAGCGATGGAAGACATTTCCAACACGTCACTACTGGCAGACTACTTCGCCCGCCGTCGTGGTGCTCTGCTGGTGGATGTTCCACACCTGGAAGAGCTTGATCGCGTGGACTTGTTTAGCCGGGCAATGCGTACCTCTGCCGCCAGAGGGCAGGTTGATCAGATTATCGAACAGGCACTTGAGGATGGCGTTATTGAAAGGCATGAGGCCGAAGAAATCATGGTGCATCACCGCCGCCACCTGTCAGCTCGGGAAGAAGAGATTGCCGCAATTATCACGTTATTTTCACGCAAAAAGAAGTGACGCCAGCGAGTTGCAGCTCCTGGCGTCGTGGCGTGTCGTTATCAGTGGAGATTACTAACGCATGAACAGTTTATCAACACAATACCGCAGGTCGCAACTTGTAGCGCGGCCAGTTCCTGGTGGAGCAGGACCGGTGCAGTTCGTGTATGGGGTAAGAGTACCAGGCGGTTTCGAACCTGTCTGCTACCAGTTTGCTCAGTGGGTGGTAGGGGACTTTAACGGCCAGGCGGAGAAAGTATGCGAGAGCTCAACCGATGGTTCAGAGATCACTACGGTGTCCCGGTCAGGGTCATACGCTGGGAGCCCCAAACACAGCGCGTTATATACCTGCGTGAAGGGTACGAGCATGAATGCTTTAGCCCCCTCGAGCAATTCAGACGTAAATTCAGAGAAATAAAGGACGATCATGAGCACTAAATTAACAGGATACGTCTGGGACGCTTGTGCATCTTCGGGGATGAAGCTATCCAGCGTGGCAATCATGGCGCGCCTGGCTGACTTCAGCAACGATGAGGGTGTTTGCTGGCCTTCTATTGCGACCATATCCCGTCAGATTGGCGCTGGTGAAAGTACTGTCAGAACGGCGATAGCTGCACTTGAGAAAGAGGGGTGGCTCACTCGCACACAGCGCCGCAACGGCAACCGTAATGCATCGAACGTCTACCAGCTCAACGTTTCCAAACTACAGAAAGCGGCATTTTCTCACCTGTCAGTTTCTGACACATCAAAATCTGACGCGTCAAAATCTGATGCGTCAAAAATTGACCCCTCAAAATTTGAGGCGTCGGAATCCATCAAAAAAACCAGTTTTGACCCGTCAGAATCTGGTGGGGATCCGTCAGTAAAATCAACTACTGATCCATCAGATATAAATCCTTCTTGTCCGGACGCTTCGCAACCGGACGAACAGGGCTCTGCTGATGAATTTCTGTCACGACATCCTGACGCGGTGGTGTACAGCGCTGCAAAGCGGCAGTGGGGCAGCCAGGACGATTTAACCTGCGCTGAGTTCATTTGGGGAAAAATTATCAGCATGTACGAACTGGCGGCTGAAAGTGATGGTGAGGTAGTTCGCCCTAAAGAACCAAACTGGACCGCATGGGCGAATGAGGTTCGCCTGATGGTGATGCAGGACGGGAGAACTCATAAACAAATTTGCTCACTTTTCAAGCGCGCCAACAAAGATTCATTCTGGTGCAAAAACGTGCTTAGCCCGTCGAAACTTCGGGAAAAATGGGATGAGCTGTCGTTAAAACTATCTGCTCCACTCAATAGCTCCCGCCAGGAGTCGTCCATTTCGCGAGCCAGCTTCGACGGGGTTGATTACTCATTGCCAGAGAACTCGGGGTTCCGCACATGAGCAAGCCATTTCTCAAATGGGCTGGTGGAAAGTATACCCAGCTGGCTGACCTGTTCGCGCATATTCCGGCAGGGAAACGCCTGATAGAGCCATTCGTTGGTGGTGGGTCGGTATTCCTGAACAGCGAAAAGCACGCAGATTACCTGCTGGCGGACGTTAATCCGGACCTGATTAATCTGTATCAGATGTTAGCGGTGGTGCCGGATGAAGTGGAATTGAAGGCCCGCTGGATGTTCGAGCACATGCGGTCACCAGATGGCTATGAGCTGATCCGTTCCGAGTTCAACGCTCAGACGCTGGATGCTACTGAACGCGCAGCTGCATTCCTGTATCTCAACCGGCATTGCTTCAATGGCCTGATGCGCTACAACCAGGCGAACAAGTTCAATGTGGGCTGGGGAGGCTACAAGGCTCCGTATTACCCGACGGATGAGATGAAAGCCTTCGCGGCTATGGCGCATAACTGCGTATTCATGACCGCTGACTACCGCCGAACTATCAGCCTGGCCGGGAAAGGGGATGTGGTTTACTGCGATCCGCCTTACGAACCGATGCCGGGAACAACCGGATTCACCGCCTATGCCGCTGGTGGTTTTAGCTGGGAGAACCAGGTGGACCTGGCGAAGCAATGCGTATCTGCCTTTCACCGTGGCGCTCGGGTAGTGATTTCTAACTCATCTGCACCGAAGGTTCTCGACCTGTACCGGGAGCATGGTTTTAACCTGCAATTCATCAACGCGCGCCGTTCGATCTCCTGCAAAAGCAGTACGCGGGAAGTCGCAAAAGACGTTGTAGCGATCCTTTAAGGGGGCTAAATGAAACTGACTTTACCATTTCCACCGAGCGTAAATAGTTACTGGCGCGCCCCGAGCAAGGGACCGCTGAAAGGCAGGCATCTGGTAAGCGAGACAGGGCGCAAGTTCCAGCAGGCAGCGAGAGCGGCGATTATTGAGCAACTGCGGGCCGTTCCCCGGCCATCCTCTGATCTGGCCGAGGTTCACATAGTGTTGTATCCGCCGGATCAGCGCCGTCGGGATATCGATAACTACAACAAAGCGCTGTTCGATGCCCTGACTCTAACAGGCGTCTGGGAAGACGACAGTCAGGTTAAGCGTATGCTGGTGGAGTGGGGGAGCATCGTGAAGAAAGGGAAAGTAGAAATCACCATCCGACGTTTTCGTGCAGCTGCCTGACGTGGAGATGATATGAGAGCACTATTAACCCCTGAGATTGCCCCACGCATGGGCGTTGTTCTTCTTCGCCCAGGCGCTGATCTCATGCCGATGTTCAGGAGAGGGCGGGTACTGATTGAGCCTGCACCGGAAAAATACAGCGACTATGCTACCGGCGTCATTCCTCCCGCCACGCAGCCACTGGCAGAAGACCCGGTTTTGATACCTGTATTCGAAAACAAAGACGTCATTCTGCGCGCGGGTGGTATTAGCTCGCTGGAGGCCGAGCTGGAGCGTCGTTTTGAATGCCAGTATCCGCACGGCTCGTGGCACAGCGAAAATTTTACGCTGTTCCGGCATGAGCCTGGCAGCATCCGCCTTTGCTGGGCCTGCGATAACCTGCTGCGTGATCAGCATACAGAGACGCTGGCAGGTATTGCGCGTGAGAACCTGGTATCCTGGCTGATAACGGTCATCCGCTCACAGCTGGGGTTCAACGAAGACCATCAACTGACGATCCCGGAGTTGTGCTGGTGGCTGGTTATAAACAATCTGGCGCACGTCATCCCTGAATCGCTGGCCCGGAAAGCCCTGCGATTGCCGGAAATAAAGCATCAACCGGTGATGAAGGAGAGCGATGTTGTCCCTGAGCCAGCGGCGAGTGAAGTGGTGCAGAAAAAGATTCTTGGTCTTCGAGTAGATCCTGAAACGCCGGAATCATTCATGCTGCGACCAAAGCGCCGCCGCTGGGTAAACGAGAGCTGGACGCGCTGGGTTAAGTCCCAGCAGTGTGTCTGCTGTAACAAACAAGCAGATGATCCCCATCACCTGATAGGCCACGGACAAGGTGGAATGGGAACAAAAGCGCATGACCTGTTTGTGTTGCCGCTTTGCAGAGCGCATCACGACGAGTTGCACGCTGACACCGTGGCATTTGAGGAGAAGCACGGCTCACAGCTGGAGCTGCTGTTTCGATTTCTGGATCGTTCGCTGGCAATTGGCGTGCTGGCATAGTGGAGAACGCATAATGATTAACCCGTCCGAGGTTGGAAAAGCTGGTGAAATGGTCAGGCTGAAAACGCTGGAGGCCATCTGGATTCAAGGGAAGCTGCGCATGTGGGGCCGCTGGTCTTACATCGGCGGCGGTAGTGGTGGAAATATGTTCAATCAGCTGTTGGCGTCAGGGAAGATAACGAAGACGGCTATAAACGATGCTTTGCGCCGTATGAAAAAATCAGGCATTACCAAGCCAGAGCTGGAAGCGTTCTTTAAGGAAATCCTGAGTGGTAAAAATAAAAGCGGCCTGGCGTTTTGTACTGACGAGGAAGGGTTGATGATTGATTCTGTGCTTAGTGCTCAGCTTGTGCGTTCCGGTAATAAAGCTCTCTATAAGTTAATAAAGGATCGATATGTCTACCGCATGAGTAAGAAGGCGATGGCGAAAGCGCTAAACGAAAAGCATCCAGAATGGTGCTTGCGGACTTGTGAGAGCAGGATCGATGTTTGGCTAAATCTTGCAGAATCGATGCTTTACGCGCCAATGTGTGACGCATTTGGCACAAATGGCGACAGATTTTACTTGAATAGTTGCGCGGAAAGTGCTTGAATTGTGATAGGCTCGGGACGTTAAAGCGAACTGAGCAGCAAAACAAAACATAAGCCCGCCACCTGTGCGGGTTTTTTCATTTCTGATTTAAAAAACATTTCTGACATAACCGTTTTGGAAATATGCTAAATCCACACATCAACAAATAGGTGGATATATGCAGCAGATTACAAATCATCAAATACCTCTTAATGGCACAAGCCCATCAGATTTAAATACTCTGAAAGGTATTATCGAATCCAATGCGGGTGTGTTCGACGAGCATCTCCTTACTGGTTTTGGTGGTGATGCGCGGTACTCAGTCATTGATGGTTCTTTTAAAATCACAATGATAGCTGAAGGCTTTTTTGAATATACAGCTGAGATAAATTTCTACGCTGGGTGCGCAGACATGGACGACACCAGCACTATCAATGGGACTATGGAGTTTGAAATCGAAGGTGACAATATCATCATCGACTTGGATGAAACTGTCTGGGACGTCAGATAAATAAGTAACTATCTATCAACAGAGCAAGACCTCTTTTTAGAGGTCTTTTTTATTCCCCTCATTCTGAGAGGATTCACAGCAATTGAGGGGGACCGATGTCCGAACCAATAACCGGCACAGGCTTAGCTGGTGGCGCTTTAACTGGGGCGAGTGTTTACGGGCTGTTAACCGGTACTGACTACGGTGTTGTGTTCGGGGCATTTGCCGGTTCTGTCTTTTATATAGCGACAGCGGCAGATTTGAGCGCCCCACGACGGATGGCCTATTTCGTTGTGTCCTATATCGCTGGAGTTCTGTGCTCCGGGCTGGTCGGTTCTAAGCTATCCGACCTCACCGGGTATAACGATAAGCCTCTGGATGCTATTGGTGCCGTAATCATTTCGGCATTAGCCGTGAAAATACTCACTTTCCTGAACAATCAGGATATTGGCTCGCTGGTGGCGCTAATAACGCGCCGGGGAGGTTCCGGTGGTACTAAATGATCCAACTGCAACCATCAATGCGCTGTTATGTGCTGGTGTCGTTGTTACGTTGATGTTCTATCGCCGCAGAGACTCACGTCATCGTAAGTGGGTGTCGCGGCTGGCATGGCTGATAACAGTAATATACAGCTCTGTGCCGTTGGCGTATCTGTGCGGCATCTATCCCTATTCATCATGGCCCACCATTGCGGCCAATATCATGATCCTTGTTGTGCTGCTGAGCGTAAGAGGCAATGTAGCGCGGCTGGTTGATGCACTGAGGCACTAATGAATCAAACACAATTCCAGAAGGCGGCTGGTATCAGCGCCGGGTTAGCTGCGCGCTGGTATCCGCATATTACAGCGGCGATGAAAGAGTTTGGCATCACTTCCGCTATCGACCAGGCAATGTTCATTGCTCAGTGCGGCCATGAAAGCCTCGGGTTTAACAGGGTAGTGGAGAATTTCAACTACAGCATCGCCGGGCTTGCTGATTTTGTTCGTTACGGCAGGTTAACGCAGGATCAGGCCAATTCCCTCGGGCGCAGCCAGTCGGAAAAAGTGTTACCCCTGGAGCGCCAGCGGGCTATCGCCAACATTGTCTATAGCAAGCGGTTGGGTAACAACAGGGCAACTGATGGCTGGGTTTATCGAGGGCGCGGACTTATTCAAATAACCGGACTATCTAATTACCGGGACTGCGGTAACGGGCTGAAGGTTGATCTGGTGGCACAGCCAGAATTACTGGAGCAGTCCTTGTACGCGGCCCGTAGTGCAGCGTGGTTCTATGTCTCAAAAGGTTGCTTGAAATATCCGGGTGAGCTTGTCCGGGTCACGCAGATTATCAACGGCGGACAAAACGGGATTAATAACCGGCGCGCTCGTTTCCTGAAAGCAAAATCTGTACTGGTGGTGTGATTATGGGAATAGAAGCAATCGCGGGGCTGGTGGTCGTCATCCTGGGCGCTATCGCTGGCGCGTTCGGCATTGGTCATGCTCGCGGGACCAGTAAGGCGGAAGCCAAAGCCGATCAGCAGCGTACCGAAGAGAAGGCCGCCGCCACCGTCGCCGCGGCAGAACGTAAGGCGGAAGTTGTGAAAGGGGCCAGTGATGTACAGCAGACTGTTAGCCATATGCCTGATGACGATGTTGATCGGGAGCTGCGCGAAAAGTTTACCCGCCCCGGTAGTCGTTGATACGGCCTGCAGCTGGGTACGGATCATCTACCTTACTGACCATGATATCGACGTGCTGGATAAGCAGACCAAGCGCGACATTCTGGCGCACAACAAAGCAGTGCAGGCCAATTGCTCGAACATTACCCCCACTAAGGGATAAATCACCAACTATCCCCACGCGAGGATAAACCAATGAAGCAATAAGCGGATAGAACGCAGCTGAAAGGCAATGGAGCAGTCGTGATGCTCCCCTGAGTCGCCATTGAGCGAGCCTGTGTAGCGACGGGTCAAGGTTCTTATATCAAAAGAAGCTCCGGTAAAGCAGCGCGAATGCCAGACGCGCACCGGTTATAAGCGGCGATGATGCGGCATGGACTCAAGGGCATGAGCGTGGCCACTCCGGGAAGTGGCAAAGCATTACAGGAGCCATTCTGCCGAGTGGCTTCGATAATGCTCCCCACATCGCACAGAGGTAACACATGGCAGAGATCACTTCAGCTCAACAGATTCGAATGAACTTGCTTGCAATGCTGGGCTATGACACAGCCGCAGCGAAAGAAGCCATTCAATTCGTACAGGACGACGATCTCAAGTATCAAATGTTCGTCCAGCAATACAACCGCGTCACAACTGAGAACACCTACGTGGCAAAGGCCATGAAGGCAATTCAGGAGTCTACTGAAGCATTGACGCTGTTTGATACCGGCGCTGAGCAGGCCAGCTAAGGCATTACAGCAGGCATTCACTGAGTGCCTGTGATAATGTTTAACTACTTGCACACAACCAGGTCGTTAAATATGGGCGAATATATAAGCGCTGCTATTACTGGATTATGGGAATGCTATTTGTCATGGTCCAAACAGAAACGAGAGCTAACAATATCCAAGTTAGAAGCACTATCAAATTTATTGATAGAGAATCGGGCCTACCTGAGGGATTTCGCACACCAAGGTGTTAAAGACGCTCAAAGGGAACTTGAACTTGCGAAGGAGTGGAGACGTGTCGGTCTCTTATTTCAAGATATTTCTCCAGGGTTGTCAGAGATATGTGATTACAAATCAGACTACTGGATAGATTCAGATAGATATACCAAGCAGAAAGTTAATGAGCTAGGGATAACAATAAGAAATCTCGAACACAAGCTAAGAATGGCAAAGAAAAACCTTCTATAGAATCCCTTTGTAATTTATGAAAGCCACCTTTTAAACGGTGGCTTTTTTATTGGAGATGATAAGGATGCCCGCACTAATTCCCCGTGTATGCCGTAAGCGTGGATGCGCAGGCACAACAACCGACCGCTCAGGATACTGCGAGAAGCACCGCAATGAAGGCTGGCAACAGCATCAGCAAGGCAAGAGTAGGCATGAGCGCGGCTATGGTAGCCAGTGGGACATTAAGCGAGCCCGCATTCTTAAGCGTGATAATCACCTATGTCAGAACTGCCTTCGAACTGGGCGAGCCGTTGCAGCCAAGACCGTTGACCACATCAAGGCTAAAGCTCATGGGGGTACCGATGATGATTCGAACCTCGAAAGCCTGTGCTGGCCCTGTCACAGAACGAAAACCGGACGTGAACGTTTCAAGTGATATCGATTCCCATTTGAGTCGAGGCAGAGGGGGCGGGGTCAAATCCCTGACGGCGAAGGCCCAAAGGACCGCCGCCTAACCTTTTTTCACACCGCCGCAGGTTAGAAAACTTTTTTTTGGGGTCCCCCATCCAATGATTAATAGGAGTTTTCGATTATGCCTGGACCACCGAAAACCCCGACACATCTGGCTTTAGTGAAGGGGAACCCATCCAAGCGCCCGATCAATAAGAACGAGCCAAAACCCCCGTCAGGGGTCCCCCCAATACCGAAACATTTCGATAAACAGGGTAAGTACTGGTTCAAGCGTATTGGTGAGGAACTTGATGCCGTCGGCGTGTTGACCACGCTGGATGCTAAAGCGCTGGAGCTGTTGATAGAAGCCTATGTTGAATACCGGCATCACTGCGACACGCTTGATCGTGAAGGTTACACCTATGCCGTCTACAGCGAAGATGATTCAGACGAAGGAGGGGAGCGGGAAATCAGAATGATCAAACCGCACCCTGCAGCAGTCATGAAGGCTGACGCGTGGAAACGGATCAGAGCGATGCTGAGCGAATTCGGCATGACACCTGCCAGCCGATCAAAGGTTGGTGCAAAAGGCCCGGCAGAAGCCGACCCACTGGAAGAATTTCTTAAAAAGCGCAAATGATGAATGGCAACCGTTGCAGATGGATTCCGCTACGCCGAGCGCGTGGTATCTGGCGATATCGTTGCTGGCGAACTGGTGCGTCTTGCGTGCCAGCGGTTCTTTCATGATTTAGAGCACGGCCCGGAGCGCGGTGTTTATTTTGATGAAGGCCGCGCCCAGCACGTTCTCGATTTTTATAACTTCGTCCCCCATGTGAAGGGTCACTTGACCGGCAAGCCGATCGAGTTGATGGACTGGCACACCTTCATCCTGATTAACCTTTTCGGGTTTGTCGTCCCGCTGATAGATGAAATAACGTTTGAGAGCATTCTTGACGACGATGGCGACCCCATGTTTGTGCGTCGCTTTCGTACCGCCTATGACGAAGTAGCGCGTAAAAATGCAAAATCAACGCTTTCGTCTGGCATCGGGCTTTATATGACTGGTGCCGACGGTGAGGGTGGTTCTGAGGTTTATTCCGCAGCAACAACCAGGGACCAGGCCCGCATCGTGTTTGATGATGCGAAGCGCATGATTAAGCTGGCTCCGAAAACACTGGGCCGGTTGTTTGGTAGTAACAAGCTGAATATTCACCAGGAGCGGACGGGCTCAAAATTCGAACCTGTAGCCAGTGATGCGAATAACCTCGACGGCCTTAATATTCACTGCGGGATCGTTGATGAGCTGCACGCACATAAAACTCGTGACGTCTGGGAAGTTCTGGAAACAGCGACCGGTGCGCGCCTGCAGTCCCTTATTTTTGCAATCACCACTGCGGGTTTTAATAAGGAAGGTATCTGCTACGAGCAACGTGATTATGCAATCAAGGTTCTGAAGAACTTTGATAACCCTGACCCGCTTTCAATTAAGGATGACAGCTATTTTGCGCTGATTTATACCCTGGATGAGGGGGACGATCCTTTCGACGAGGCAAACTGGCCGAAAGCAAATCCCGGCCTGGGGATATGTAAGCGTTGGGACGATATGCGCCGTCTGGCTAAAAAGGCGAAAGAGCAGGTGGCGGCGCGTGTCGGTTTTTTTACCAAGCATCTCAATATCTGGGTGCAAGGTGAAAAAGCATGGATGGATATGGCGCGCTGGGAAAAATGCCGTGACGACTGGGACGACTCCACTTCGGCCAACTGGTCAATGTGGCTCGGCGTTGACCTTTCCAACAAAATTGATATTTCAGCTGCAGTTAAAGTCTGGCTTGCTCCAAATGGCGATGTTTATGTCCGCTCCAGATTCTGGATACCTGAAGGTCGGCTGGAAGCCTGTTCCAAGCAGCAGGCGGACCTTTACAGAAAATGGAATCTCGCTGGATTCCTTGAGTTTACCGATGGCGATGTCGTTGACCATGCAGTAATTAAAGAGGAAACGATCGAATGGGCGCGAGGTGACTCGCTGAACGAGTTTGCATACGATCCGTGGAGTGCCACTCAGTTTGCTTTGTCGGTAGCAGCTGAAGGTGTACCAATTGTTGAAGTCCCTCAGACGGTTAAAAACCTGTCTGAAGCAATGAAGGAAGTCGAGGCGAAAATTTACGCCGGGCGTTTTCATCACGATGGCAATCCAGTGATGACATGGATGATGTCAAACGTCACCGTCAAACCAGACAAAAACGAGAATATTTTCCCCAACAAGGCCACGCCTGAAAACAAAATTGACGGTCCTGTCGCGATGTTTATTGCGATGAGTCGCCTGCTTGTTAACGGTGGTGGTGAAGTTGACTTCCTGTCCACTATCGATCCTGACGAAGACCTTTTACTTCTATGAAAACTCTAATCACTGATGTTATCGGGCTTACCGGGTTCGGTTCGCTTGCTGCAGGCGTTTATCTCCAGTTCGGGCTGGCGATGTCTCTGATGATGTCGGGAACCCTGCTACTCATTTATGCGCTGTTAGCGGCAATGAGGGGGAATAATGCTGCTTGATGCTCTTTTTCGCAGTGAACCACTGGAAAACCCGGCTACTCCGATCACGAGTGAATCGGCAGAAACCGATAACGTGTTTGCCCGAGATGTATTTGTCAGCCCGCAAACGGCGATGAAGCTGGCTGCGGTGTATGCCTGTATTTACGTTATCTCTTCGAATATCGCTCAGATGCCACTGCATGTTATGCGGAAAACCAATAACAAGGTTGAAGCTGCCCGCGATCACCCTGTGTTTTACCTGGTTCACGATGAGCCGAATATGTGGCAGACAAGCTATAAGTGGCGTGAGTTAAAACAGCGTCATATTTTGGGCTGGGGGAATGGTTACACCTGGGTGAAGCGTTCCCGTCGTGGTGAAGTTTCCGGGCTGGAATGCTGCATGCCCTGGGAAACGACACTGCTTAACACGGGTGGTCGGTATACCTATGGCGTTTACAACGAAGAGGGGGCGTTTGCCGTCAATCCCGACGATATGGTGCATATCCGGGCGCTGGGTAACAACCAGAAAATGGGGCTTAGCCCAATCATGCAGCATGCCGAGACGATAGGCATGGGGATGAGCGGGCAGGCTTATACCAGTTCATTCTTCAACGGTAATGCGCGACCCGCTGGCATTATTTCGGTGAAAAGCCAGCTGAATGAAGAAAGCTGGGGGCGTTTAAAAAGCATGTGGCAAAAAGCTACAGCTGCTTTGCGCAGCCAGGAGAATAAAACAATGCTTCTCCCGGCAGAGCTGGATTACAAAGCGCTCACCGTTTCCCCGGTTGATGCCCAGATCATTGATATGTCGAAGCTGAATCGGTCGATGATTGCCGGGATATTTAATGTACCGGCGCACATGATTAACGATCTCGAAAAAGCCACTTTCTCAAATATTACGCAACAGGCCATTCAGTTTGTCCGCTATACGATCATGCCGTGGGTAACGAACTGGGAACAGGAACTCAATCGCCGCCTGTTCACCCGTGCTGAACTGGCCGCCGGGTATTACGTCAGGTTTAACCTGACAGGCCTGCTACGCGGGACCCCACAGGAACGTGCTCAGTTCTACCACTTTGCGATCACTGATGGCTGGATGAGCCGCAATGAAGCGCGAGCCTTCGAAGACATGAATCCGGTAGATGGCCTGGATGAAATGCTGGTGAGCGTTAACGCCGCGAACCCCGCAGACGATTTTAAGGCACCTAAAACCGACGAGGAAAAGCCCAATGAATGACCGTGAAACGCGCTGTTACAGCGGGGAGGTCAGAGCCGAGCAACGCACCGATGAACCTACCCGCATTCTGGGCTATGGCTCGGTGTTCAACAGCCGTTCTGAACCCCTGTGGGGATTCCGTGAAATCATCAAGCCCGGAGCATTTGACGATGTGCTGAATGATGATGTTCGCGGGCTGTTTAACCATGACCCCAACTTTATTCTGGGACGGAGCGCTGCCGGGACGCTATCCCTGTCTGTCGATGAGCGCGGCCTGCGTTACGACATTACAGCGCCGGATACGCAAACTATCCGCGATCTGGTGCTAGCGCCGATGATGCGCGGTGACATTAACCAGTCATCTTTTGCCTTCCGGGTATCCCATGACGGTGAAAATTGGTACCAGGACGATGAAGGGATCGTTATTCGTGAAATATCGAAGTTTTCCCGGCTGTTTGATGTCAGTCCGGTGACTTATCCCGCATATCAGGAGGCCGACTCCGGCGTCCGATCGATGAAAGCCTGGCAGGAGGCGCGCGACAGCGGTGCGCTAAAGAACGCCATTAATCAACGAATGGCGCGTGAGCGCCTGCTGACCCTTCTTAACGCGTAAGGAAAAATCATGAAACTGCATGAAATGAAGCAAAAACGTAACATCATCGCCAAAGATATGCGTGCCCTGCATGACAAAATTGGCGATACACCCTGGACCGATGAGCAGCGTACTCAGTGGAACGCTGCAAAATCGGAGCTTGACGCTCTTGATGAGCGTATTGCACGCGAAGAGGAACTGCGCCGCCAGGATCAGGACTATATCCACGAAAACGAGCCGGAACAGCGCCAGCAGCAGAATCGTGATCCAGCAAACCCGGAAGCACAGGCTAACGAACGCCGTGCTGCGGCGTTTAATGCGTTTTTGCGCCGTGGTCTTGGCGAGATGAGCGCTGAAGAACGCCAGGCTTTAAAGGAGCTGCGTGCTCAGGGCACGACGCCGGATGAAAAAGGGGGTTACACCGTACCAACCCAGTTCCGAAATAAGATCGTCGAAGCACTGAAAGATTACGGTGGAATTGCCAGTGTGGCGCAAATTCTGAATACCGCCAACGGCCAGGACATTGACTGGGCAACCTCTGACGGTACTACTGAAGAAGGTGAACTGCTGGGCGAAAACACTGAAACCAGTGAAGAAGACGTGTCTTTCGGCGGTGCAACGCTGGGGGCTAAAAAACTGTCCTCTAAAATCATTCGCGTATCCAATGAACTGCTCCAGGACAGCGGCGTAGATATCGAGGCGTTCCTGGCCGCGCGTATCGCCACTCGCATCGGACGTGGTGAAGCGAAGTATCTGGTATTAGGGACCGGCACCGGCACCCCGCTGCAGCCTAAAGGGTTGGCTGCGTCGGTAACTGGCACCAAAAATACCGCAGCAGCGACCACCTTTACCTGGAAAGAGCTGAACGCACTGAAGCACTCTGTCGACCCGGCATACCGTAACGGTCCAAAGGTGCGCTGGGCCTTTAACGATGCAACGTTGCAGCTGGTGGAGGAAATGGAGGACGGACAGGGCCGCCCGCTCTGGTTACCGAACATTATCGGTGGCGCACCTGCCACTGTTCTGCAGGTGCCGTATGTCGTTGACCAGGCTATTCCTGATATCGCGGCCGGTGCCAAATTTGCCTACTTCGGCGATTTTAACCGCTTTATCGTTCGTCGCGTCACTTACATGACGCTGAAACGACTGGTTGAGCGCTACGCAGAGTACGATCAGACTGGCTTCCTGGCCTTCCACCGCTTCGACTGCGTACTGGAAGATACTGGCGCGATTAAGGCGCTGGTGGGTAAACCGGCATCTGGCGGCTAAGGCAACAATCAGCTTCAACCTCCACCGCTCCGGCGGTTTTTTTATGCCCGCAGTTCGCTGCGGGCCAGGGAAAACATATGAGCACAACGATTGAGAAGTTACGGGCTCAGTGCCGGATTGATATCGACGACACCACGGAAGATGAGGTGCTTACGCTCTATTATGGTGCTGCGCGCCGAAAGGCGGAGAACTTCATCAACCGCCATCTTTATGAAGACGAAGTGCCGGAAACTGATCCTGACGGGCTGGTGATTGCTGACGACATTCTCCTGGCGTTGATGCTGCTTGTCGGGCACTGGTATGAAAACAGAGAAGAGTCGTCAGACGCAGCAAAAACCAGCATCCCATTTGGCTTTACATCACTGATAGAGCCGTACCGCTATATTCCGCTCTAGGAGGAATTATGCAGGCAGGACGATTACGGCATCGCGTCACTATTCAGAACTTCACAATATCAAAAACACCTTCCGGCCAGCCGGTAGAAAGCTGGACTGATGGAAAAACTATCTGGGCCGAGGTTAAAGGGATCAGCGGTAGGGAGTTGCTAGCCGCTGGCGTTGAGCGTGCTGATGCCACCATTCGCGTCTGGGTGCGTTTTCGTACAGACATCTCAGCTTCTTCCCGTTTGAAAGTACTGAATGGCCCATACAAAGATGCGGTCCTGAATGTCACTGGGCCTCCGGTTCCGGATATAAAAGGTACCCGGCTGGAAATTCTCTGCAAACAGGGGACCGAAAAATGATTGATGTGAATCTGGATTTTTCCGGGTTGCAGGATATTGCCCGCGATCTGCAAACGCTCAGCAAGGCCGAAAATAATAAAGTTCTCCGGGAGTCGACCCGTGCTGGTGCCGAATTGCTCCGCGAGGAGGTGATTGATCGCGCTCCTGAGAAATCCGGAAAACTGAAGAAAAACGTTGTTGTCGTCACCCAGAAAAGTCGCCGTCGCGGTGAAATTTCATCTGGGGTGCATATTCGTGGCGTTAACCCGCGAACGGGGAACAGCGACAACACCATGAAGGCCAGCAACAAGCGGAATGCGTTTTACTGGCGCTTCGTGGAGTTGGGAACATCTACAGCGCCTGCACATCCGTTTGTTCGCCCAGCTTTTGATACCCGCATGGAAGAAGCTACGCAGGTGGCGATGCAGCGGATGAATCAGGCTATCGATGAGGTGTTATCAAAATGACAGAGGATGATCTCTATGACCTGCTGTCGACGCTGGCAGACGGGCGGGTTTATCCGTATGTGGTGCCGCTAGGCAGCGACGGACTTCCTGCAGTTTCCACTCCCTATGTCATTTTCTCGATACCGACTGATGTTGCCGGGGATGTTTTCTGCGGCCAGGCAGAGTCGACACTGCGCATTCAGGTTGATGTATGGGCTGAAACGAATGACGAAGCCAGAGCGTTACGCCTGGACGCCCTGGCTCGCCTGCAGGTTCTTTCACCTGTCGAGGTGACAAAAATTCCTGGCTACGACACGACAACCCATCTTCATCGGGCAACCCTCGAAATAACGGTCATTGCCTGACAAAAACCAATCCAATCCGACCGCCGCTGGCGGTTTTTTCATTTATGGAGGCTGCGATGTCAGCACTATTTGAACGTGCCCAAAAAACGGTAGTAATGATTACCTCTGTGCCGGTCACCTCGGCAGAGCTGGATACCGCAACCTGGTTAAACCTGAGTTGCACTATCAAACAGGCAAGCTTTACCGCTGGTCAGAAAAACGATATTGACGTGACAACGCTCTGTTCGGATGAAACGGAAAATATCAACGGCCTTCCTGCTCCGTCTGAAATGTCACTTTCCGGTAACTTCTACCGCAACCCGGCGCAGGATGCACTTCGTGAAGCATATGATAACGACGGGGTTTATGGGTTTAAGGTTATTTTCCCGTCTGGTAATGGATTCCTGATGCGCGCTGAGGTACGTCAGCACACCTGGGATTCTCAAACCAATGGCGTAGTTGCTGCAACGTTCTCGCTGCGTCTGAAAGGTAAACCCACCAATATTAACGCCCCAGGAGTTCTGTCGTTTGCTACTGACCTTCCGGCGTCCCAAACGGTCGCGGCAGGAAGCGCCCTGACCATGGGCGTGGTCGTCCAGGGCGGTACGGCACCTTATACCTACGCCTGGAAAAAGGGCACCTCGACGGTCAGCGGCCAGACCAGCGCAACGTTTACGAAAGCCAGCGCTGTATCCGGTGATGCCGGGGTTTATTCCTGCGTGGTTACTGATGCCGATGGCACTGTGATCACTTCTTCTGATTGCACCGTCACCATCAATTAACGGAGCGCCGGGAGACCGGCGATAAAATTAATGTCAAAACCGAGTCTTAAAGCACTGGCACTTGCACCGATGGCGGGCTTTCGTAAAAAAGAAGTCTCCGTTCCGGAGTGGGATAACGCCAAAGTCATCATTCGTGAGCCATCAGCAGAAGCCTGGATTCGCTGGCAGGGCATTGCCAGCCCGGAACCACCCAAACTACCGGAAGGGCAGGAGCACCAGGAGGCACCAGAACTGACCCCTTCAGAACGAGCCTTCCGCACGATGCGGGCCGACGTCACGCTTTTCATCGATATTTTGCTGGATACCGACCTGCAGCCCGTCTTTACTGTCGATGACACCGAACAGGTTGAAGCGATCTATGGCCCTGTGCATTCCCGGCTGTTGAAGCAGGCACTTGATCTCATTCGTGACGCGGATGATGCTAAAGCAAAGTAAAAATGCCTGGCATGCAGTTCCTGATGGCGCTGGCGCTCCGGATGGGCCGCACGCTGGGCGAACTGCGACAAACCATGACGGTTGGCGAATTCAGGATGTGGGCTGAGTACGACCGTATCAGCCCAATCGGCGATATTCGCGGCGATATCCTCAATGCTCAGCTGGTATCTGCGGTTTACGGAGCGCAGGGCGTTAAAGTCACCATTGAAGATGCTCAGCTTCAGTGGAGCACAGAAGAGATTGAGGTAAACGACGGCGGCGATCCCTTTGCAGGGCTGGAAGCGGCGCTGCTGGCTGCGTCAGCATAGCCAGTAATAATTCGTGTGGATGCTACTCATAACAGGTGTTATGTTGTTTTTTTTGACACACGGAGTGCTTTAAATGACTACTACTGGCTGGATATTATTATTTGTTTTTGCTCGCCTTATTGATCTTGTTATCTGGTATTTCCTGAACAGAGGAAGCGTAAGAGCTAATGATCAGATCGCAATGCTTAAAGAAATCTCTGAAAAGCAAAGTGCTCAAATTGATCTTCTGATTGCACTTGTTCATAAAAAAGAGGAACCAGAAAAAGATTATCTGGAAGAAGCAAGGAAAAAAGCTGGTTTAATTTAATAATATTGAAATCATAAAAAAGCCCCACAATGTGGGGCTTTTTGTTTCTGAGGAAATGAAATGGCAACCCTGCGTGAACTTATCATTAAAGTTTCTGCTAACTCTCAGTCATTCCAGACCGAGATAGCCCGCGCGTCACGTATGGGGGCTGATTATTATAAGACAATGCAGAATGGCGGCAGGCAGGCTGCGGCTTCAGTTCGGGAAACTCGCCGTTCTGTTGCTGAGCTAACTGACCAGATGGAGTCAGCAAAGGCTACCGCACTTGGATTGACCGGGGCATTTGCTGGTGCTTTTGCTACGGGGCATTTAATATCCCTGGCTGATGAATGGAATTCAGTAAACGCCCGCCTAAAACAGGCATCTCAATCAACTGATGATTTTACCAGCTCTCAAAAACAGCTGATGGATATCAGCCAGAAAACGGGCACATCTTTTTCTGACAACGCTAATTTATTTTCCCGTTCAGCAGCCTCAATGCGGGAATATGGTTACAGCTCCAGCCAGGTGCTGGATATTACTGAGGCTATTTCTACTGGTTTAAAACTTTCTGGCGCGAATGCTCAGGAGTCCAGTTCGGTCATCACTCAGTTTAGCCAGGCTCTGGCACAGGGCGTACTGAGAGGCGAAGAATTCAATGCCGTCAACGAGAGCGGCGACAGGGTTATACGGGCGCTTGCGGCAGGGATGGGGGTTGCGCGTAAAGATCTTAAATCTATGGCGGATCAGGGGCAGTTAACCATTGATAAAGTAGTGCCCGCCCTCATCAGCCAGCTTGGTAAGCTACGGAATGAATATGGTGAATTGCCGCAGACTGTTTCATCGTCGGCAACAAAAGTTGAAAACGCTTTTATGCAATGGGTCGGTGGAGCTAATGAAGCTAGTGGCGCGACAAATACCCTGACCGGATTACTTGATGGCGTAGCCAACAATATTGATCAGGTCGCCACTGCTGCCGGAGCGCTTGTTGCCGTTGGTGCAGCCCGATATTTGGGAAATATGGCTCTTGGTGCCAGCTCTGCAACGGCTGGGATTATTAACGCCGCAAAAAGCGAAGTAGCTTTAGCTGAAGCCCAGGTCAGAGGGACGCAGGTTTCGACAGCTCGCGCGCGTGCTGCAGTTTATCGTGCCCAGCAGGCACTGGCAGCGGCTCGGGGTACAGACGCGCAGGCCGCCGCAGAAAAACGGCTCTCACTGGCGCAGGAGTCACTTAACCGTAATATTCAGGCCAGAGTATCCGCTCAGACTGCGCTGAACTCGGTTACTGCTGTAGGTTCCCGGCTCATGGGGGGAGCATTAAGCCTCGTTGGCGGTATTCCAGGGCTGGTTTTGCTTGGTGCCGGTGCCTGGTACACGATGTACCAGAATCAGGAACAGGCCAGCTTATCCGCTCAGGAATATGCAAACACCATTGATGCAGTCCGTGAAAAGACAAAATCAATGTCCCTGCCCGAAGTTTCTGATAATGAGACCAAAACCCGTCAGGCGCTGGAGGAGCAAAACCGTCTTGTTGATGCACAGGCATCAAAAGTAAAAAGCCTGAAGGAAGAGATCGCGGGTTATCAGTATGTTCTGTCCAACCCCGGGCCGACAACCAGTGGCGGTTTCATGATAAACCACCTTACTTCGGTTGAAACGGTCACCCGTAGTCTGGAAGAAGCGACTTCCGCTCTGGCCGTTGAACAGGAGAGGCTGACTCAGATGCAGGCTAAGTCTGAGTCGATCCAGTCGGTACTGGAAGGGATAGAGAACAGGCGAATAGCATTAATCCGGCAGCAGGCCGCAGAACAGAATTCAGCATATCAATCGTTATTAATGATGAACGGTGAGCATACTGAATTTAACCGTTTGCTGGGTCTCGGAAATAATCTCCTCATGGCCCGGCAGGGGCTGGTAAACGCACCACTACGCTTACCACAGGTGGATCTGACAACCCAGCAAACGGCTGCACTTGAAAAAAGCCGTCGTGATCTGGCGCTTTCAAAACTCAAAGGTGAGGACAAAGAGCGCGCACGACTGGGTTATGCTGCGGATGACCTGGGGTTAACTAACGACCCACAGTTTCAGACAGGACGGCAGGAGTTGATTAATAACGGCCTGAATGAATGGAGAAACAACCAGGAAAATAAACCCAAGCCAAAAGGAAGGCATGGGAAAACCGAGGCGGAGAAAACCGAAGATACCTATACCCGGCTGATTAAACAGCAACGGGAGCAAATTGCTCTTTCCAGCCAAAACACTGAACTGGCAAAGATGAAATATCAGGTTACTCAGGGGGAATTATCTTCGCTTGAAAAATCCAAAAAGGAAACGTTGCTGCACAATGCGGCGCTTATTGATCAGAAAAATATCGCTGAACAGTTAAAAACATTCCGCGAAGGTCTGGCCGACAGTAATGCTGCCGCCCGGGAAAGGGGGAATATCGATTTCCTCGGCGCGGGACAGGGGGATAAAGCCCGTGACCGAATGAAGGAAATGGCGGATATTCGTGCTGATTTTCTCAGGCAGCAGCGTGACTTACAGCGTGATTTCAGTCGTGGGCAGATTTCCGAAGACCTGTATAAAAAGCAAACGGAAGCGCTTAAAACAGCGCTTGCCGAACGCCTGGATATTCAGGAGGAGTATTACAAAAAAACCGATGAACAGCAGTCAGACTGGCGCGCGGGGATCAGCGATTCCCTGATGAACTATGCCGATCAGGCTTCTGATCTGAGTTCAATGGCTGCCACTGCAACCAGCGAGATTCTGGATGCCACCACTAACTCTATCTCCAACAACCTGACAAACGTCCTGACAGGCGCTGCTTCTTTTAAAGATGGGATGTCAAATATTTTCTCTTCCCTGGGCGAAACGGTGATTAAGACGCTGATCCAGATGGCAACACAGGCGTTAATCACCAAAGCGATTATGGCGTCATTTGGCGGCGGAGCGGGTGGGTTGTTCGGTAGTCTTTTTGGCGGTGCCAGCGGTGCGGCAAGTAGTGGTACCGCTATTCAAAGCGCGGGAGCTAATTTTTCATTCAACGCTCTCGGAGGCGTTTACGATTCTGAGTCACTTTCTGCCTACAGCAATGGTGTTTACAGCACTCCCCAATATTTTGCGTTTGCGAAAGGGGCGGGTGTATTCGGCGAGGCCGGGCCGGAAGCCATCATGCCGCTTACCCGTGGCGCTGATGGCTCGCTGGGGGTTCGTGCGGTTGGTCGAGAGTCTCCGGCGGTACAGAACGCAGCAAATCAGATTCAGGCGCAGCCACGGATAGCTGTTAGCGTGGACGCACGAAGCACGTTCACCGGCAAACCGGATGACATAACGATGCAGGCTGTTGAGCGAAGAAATAACGCTCTTGAACAGCGGATAATTAACACCTTAACCGCAGAGGTAGATAATCCACAGAAGAAATTCGGCCGGGCTATTTACTCCAATCTACAGTCCAAAAAACCACGATAACCTGCCCGGAGGGAATATTCATGGCAGATATTTTCTACCCGGATGAATACCTGCCCATGCCGCTTATGGACGGGTACGGGTTTAAGCCCATATCACCTTTACTGCGAACGGAGATGACGTCCGGTCGCGCTCAACAACGAAGGCGATATACCTCAACACCCACCCAGGCATCAGTTAAATGGATTTTTAAAACTGATGCTCTGGCGCAGGTGTTTGAGGCGTTTTTCAGGGATGCGCTTAAAGATGGCCAGTCCTGGTTCTATCTGAAACTCCAGACTCCCATCGGGGTAAAGCCCTATAAAGCCAGGTTCGTGGATATTTACGAAGGGCCGACGCTGGTCGCGCCAAAATACTGGCAGTACAGCGCAACGCTGGAATTATGGGAACGCCCGTTACCGCCTTCTGGCTGGGGGAATTACCCGGAATGGCTGGCTGGCCAGTCGTTACTGGATATTGCGCTAAACAGAGAGTGGCCGAAGCATGACAATTCTTGAGCGACTATATGCCAGCAGCGGATCGGAGGTTATTCACGATACGCTGCAGATATCAGCAGGCGATGATAACTACTGGCTAACCAGTGGCTGGGATGACGTTTCAGTGACGCTGGAAAATGGTCAGCCGGTGACGTTTGATGCCAGCGCGATAGATATCGCCTTACCAGCCAGGAACGCCGATGGGACACAGGATTTAAAGTTTGCTATCAGCAATATTGACGGACGGGTTTCAGAGGCGATCGATAAAATTCTGGATGAAATGAAATCAGCCACGCTGACATTCCGGCGGTACATTTCATCCGATCTGTCTGCTCCGGCATCATCACCGTATACGCTCGATATCAAATCCGGCTCCTGGACCCCGACAGCAGTTCAGGTCACGGCAGGCTATATGAATGTCCTCAAAACAGCCTGGCCCCGTAAACGTTACAACCTCGCCGAGCATCCGGGCTTACGTTACTAATCTGAGGCAAATATGTTTAACCCTGATAAATACCGTTCAGTCACCTGGCTGAAGGGCGGGCGCGTATATCCGCAGCTCGACTGTTTCGGCATTGTAAATGAGATACGTCGCGACCTGGGGCTACCTGAATGGCCGGATTTTGCTGGTGTGACCAAAGACGGCGGGGGCCTCGACCGGGAAGCGAGAAAGCTGATGCTTTCTCTGAAACGTTGTGAACCCTGTGAAGGTGCCGGAGTGGCTTGCTATTCGGGCTCAACGGTTTCCCATGTCGGGATCGTTGTAATGCTCGATAACCAGTTGCAGGTCGCGGAATGCAATCCAGGCTCGGGGGTTACGTTTCTGCCACTATCGCGATTTATCCGTCGCTTTAACCGCGTGGAGTTCTGGCAATGACGATAAAGTTTTACCCGTCCCGGCTACCGGGTGAACCCCTTGAAACGCACGATCATGGTGTGCTGACGCTTCATGAGTGGATGAGCAGAAATGTCCCGAGCTATTCACAGGATAAAACTCATCCTGTCGTGATCGAGCTGAACGGCCAGGCAGTCCCCCCGGCGGAATGGCCGTTATGTTTGTTGCGGCCAGACAGTGACGTGCGGATATATCCCATTCCTTATGGCACGGGGCTTGAAATTGCCGCGTGGGTTTCGGTGGCCGTATCCATTGCGTCTACGGCCTATGCATTATTCTTTGCCCCTAAACCAGAGCTGGGCGGCTTTTCATCCAGTAACGCTTCATCGCTGGATCTGAATCCAGCTAAAGCCAACACAGCGAAGCTTGGCGATCCCGTTAGGGAGGCTTTCGGGCGAAACCGGATCTACCCGGATTACCTGGTACAGCCGGTAACTCGATTCAACCCCGCTGATCCAACCAGAATGACGGTAGAAATGTTTGTCTGCCTTGGATATGGGCGTTTCTCCTATACCGGTGGGGATTTTCTGGTAGGAGAAACTCCGGCGCTGACCTTAGGCGAGGGCTTTTCATATACCAGCTATGGGCCCGGCGATAATGTGGCCGGGGATCGTCGCAGTGAGATATGGTTCAACTCAACGGAAGTTGGGGGAACGTCGAGCGGCAGCGGCCTCGATATGGCTCAGACTGCCCCTGAAGCCAGTGATATCGTTGCTGATGCCATGACCGTCAGCGGTGCCTCTGTCTCGTTTTCTGGCCTCGATGTCGATGATGATAATGATGAAGACGAGGATGAGAACAAACTTCCTCCTGGCTGGATCGCCGGTGCAATTGTCACCCTGAAAGCGCCAGTGAATTATCAGGTATCCATCGAGGGCGGTTTTAACGTGCTGACAGGCGACGTCGTGTCAGAGATTGCGCCCTTCAGCGGAATGCCTGTCACCCTTACGTTTAACGGTACTGACTATGACCTGCAGATCGCCACGTATACCCCTCACCAGGACGCCGTTCCGGGAACAGGGGGAGCGACTGCGGTATTACGTGCCAGTGCCTCGCCGTCAACGTATGACTTTACGACAACCAGCCAGACCTTTGCTCTGACCTGGCAGGGTATCACCTATACCATATCTCTGGTCGCCAACTACGGCACAATGTCTGGCTTGCTCGCAGCGATTAACGGCGGGTTGAATGGTTCTGGGCTCATTGCTCAGGATGATGGCGGCGTGATACGTATCGTGGAGATCTCCAGCCCCTGGCGTGGCGGTTCCATTACGTCATCATTCCTGCCTGCGTCAGTATTTGGCGACAGCCCGGTATTTACAGCTGGTACAGCATCCAGCGGCGGAAGCCCTGCGGTAACAGCCAGCGTGACGCTGGCATACGATTCTGGCACTGCCTTTTCCGGATTGCCGGAAGGCACTCAGCGGATTTCCCTGGCGCACCGTGGCAACGAATACCAGATAGCGTCTACTGATGGTCCCTCTGCGACCGTACAGCGTGTGGTTAACGGTGTCGTTGACAGCACCTGGTCAGGCTTTATGACCCGTACCGTCGTGGATTTTGCCGCGTCTGGTATTAACGATAATGAAACCTGGCTAGGCCCCTTTCTGGCCTGCCCGCAGAATGAAGTTGTGGACGCCTTCGAGGTCAACTTTGCTTTCCCAAACGGAATTTGCGGGTTCCAGAACAACGGGAATAAGCGGGTCCGCCATGTCGAGTATGAAATCCAGTATCGCGTTTATGGTTCCGGATCAGGGTGGACGAGTAAGCCAGGGGTTTACGCGCTTAAAAACATTAATGGCCTCGGTTTTACAGAGCGTTTTGATCTGTCCTCTCCTGGGCTGGTGGAGGTTCGATGTCGCCGCCGTAACGAGCAGGGGAGCAACAACGCGAGAGACAGCATGTTCTGGCAGGCGCTCAGAGGTCGTTTGCTTTCCCGTCCGACCTCCTACGCAGGGATATCAACAATAGGGATCACGGTTGAAACTGGCGGCCAGCTGGCGGCGCAGTCAGACAAGCGTGTGAGTGTTGTCGCCACACGAAATTATGATGGCGGTGGTGACAGGACAATCAGCGGTGCGTTCCTGCATCTTGCCCGCAGTCTGGGATATCGCGACGACCAGATCGACATTGCGGCGCTCAGTACGCTGGAGGCTACCTACTGGACGCCAAGGGGAGAATATTTTGATCACCAGGCAAGCAGTGACAGCACGTCAGCAAAGGATATTTTCGACAAAATAGCCGAGGCTGGCATGGGGTATTTTCTGCTGTCTGACGGGTTGCTTTCTGTCGGGAGAGAGGGCGTCAAAAGCTGGACAGGGATCATTACTCCTCAGGATACCGTGGAGGAAATGCAGACGTCATTCAGGGTCCCGTCGGAGGATGATTTTGATGGCGTGGATGTGAAATATATCAACCCTGTGACCTGGGCGGAGGAAACCGTACAGTGCCGGACGCCGGAAAATCCTTTTCCGCGCAAAACGGAGGCATACACCATTGATGTTGCCATGACTGCAGATCGCGCCTGGCGTATCGGGATGCGTCGGTTAATGAAATATCTTCACCAACGCCGAACGTATACGGCTACGACTTCGATGCTGGGATGGTGTCATGACTTCGGTGATCACATCATTTTGTCCGACGACATTCCAACCGGGAAAACCCAAAGTTGCCTGATTGACGCGATGATTTACGACTTCCAGGAAATTACGCTGCACGTCACGGAGCCACTGGACTGGAGCTACGCGAATCCTCGCTGCTGGATACAGTTTCAGGACGGTCGACCATCATCGCGAATGCTCACGCCGCAACGGGTAGATGATTTCACGCTGACGGTGCCGTACAACGACGACCTGCATCCGGATGACTGGATAATGGATGACCCAGATATTGATCCGCCGAAGTTATTGTTCTGCGACAGTGAAAAGGGTGCGCGGCATGGGATAGTCCAGGAGGTTGCCCCATCGGGTGACAGCAACTGTCAGATTACTGCACCTGAATATAAAGAAATTTTCTACCAGTACGACGACGCCACATACCCCGGCGACGTCGCTTAATACCAAAAAATCCCTTTCAACTTTTCTTTCGCTCAAACCCTCGTTTGGGCGAAGCCTCTTTTTGGAGCAAAAAACATGGCCGAACTTAACCCGCCTTTGGGAACGACGACGCCTGAAATATTCCTGGATAACGTCAAGCGCGCTGACGAGCTGGTTAACGGTCCGGCCGGAACGGTTAACGACCGCGCAGGTGAACCGCTCGATACCTGGCGCCAGATGATGGCGAAAAACGATGAGGTCAGGCAGAACCTTATCCCGCTCAATAAGCAATACCAGACGCTGGCAGCTGCGCAGGCGGATATCGCGAATATTCCGGTGGGCTCGACCACGTATTACCGCAGCCCGGATAACAGTGCGCTCGCAATCGAGGTGATGAATGTTGGCGGGACGCTGCAGCCTACCGGGCGCCGTATGGTTTCACAGAAAACCGTAGAAGGGATTATCCCCAGTCTTGTTGGTCCCGGCATGAACCTGTTCAACAAGGGAGCGGTGATCTCCGGGTTCTATCTGTTTGAGGGAACGGGGATCCCCAGGGAAAATCCTGAGTACTGCTATTCAGAAAAGATCTCTGCCGTGGCCGGGGGGGCTTATACCTCCAGGCTTCTCACTCGTGTAGTGACATTTTTTGATGGTAACGACAATTATCTGTCTGATATCTCATCTGTTACTGCATTTACAGCGCCTGCCGGTACTGCCTATTTTATTGTTTCGGTACCGCTGATAAACATCGACACCTATCAGGTAACGTTTGGTGCTGGCGAAATGCCCTATCGGGCATATCAGGCAGTACTGCGGGATAAGATCAAAGGGGCACCGACAAACTCCTATCAAACGCTGGGCTTTACTGCAGGTAAAAACTTATTCAATCCTGCCGATGCTATGCCCGGCGTGCATCTTTCCAGTATCGGCACAATTCTTACAGACTCTGATACCAGCATGACCGTATCGGGATACATCCCTGTTGACCCGACTCAGCCTTATTGTGTCGATCATCCGTGGAAAGCAGCTACATACTATGATGCGAAAGGCGTGTTTATCAGCCGCCAGTATGATTCGTCCTATTCAACAAAACCTGTCAATCCGCTGACATTACCGTCAAATGCCGCGTATATGCGGATAGAAATTCCTGCTGTCGTGGCGTCTGTTACCATGGTGGAAAGGAATAATAAGGCCACCGAATTTGAGCCGTTTAAATCAAAGGCCCCATCGGAATATTCAGGTGTGCCAGTAGTCTTTTATGAACCGGTAAAAGCCCTGACGGAAACAGACCTCTACGGCCCCGGTACGAACCTGTTCAATAAGAACAAGGTGGTTGATGGTTATATCAATGAGTTCGGTGCATGGTTCCCGGTTCCGGCAGCCAGTGGGTCCGTATACATCACCTCGGAATACATTAAAGTGTCGGCGGGTGATGTTCTGAATTCAAGCCGGTCGATGCGCTTCATTAACTTCTACGACTCGGACAAAAAACATCTTTCGTCGGTTTCAGCAGTTAATGTTGTCACTGCGCCTGCATCGGCAGCGTATGTGAGAATAACCACTCTTCTTTCAAACAAAGATGCGATGTTTGTCGCCAGAGCGTCAGTACTGCCGCCCGTTGAAGACTATGTGCATGTCATGCGCAAAGTACTGCCTGACGGTTTTCAGATCCGAATCCCTGGAGATATTGTTGACGCAGACCAGCTCGATATTGATTTTGTAAAGCATGGACTGATAGTACTGGGGAAAAACCTGTTTAACAGGGCGACCGTGCAATCAGGGTATATTAATGAATCGGGCAATGTTATATCCCCTGACTCACGTTACGTGTACTCAGATTATATTCCCGTTGAATTCAGCACGGCTTACGTACTTCGTGTTGGCGCCAGGTTCATTACGTTTTATAACGCCAGTAAAACGTTTATCCGTACGGATGCATCCTCCACTCAGGCACTGACTTCGTTCGTTACTGACTCGGAAATTGCCTATGTGAGAATTACATTTGGCTCGGATCGGTATGTAGAAGCCCAGGTTGAGAAAGGAGACAGCGCCACTGCATTTGAGGAATACGCGTTCTATTACCTGTCAGAAATGCCTGACGGCACGCCTGTCAAAGTGAAAGGCGCTGAAGTTGTATCAGAAGCGGTACCGGATGTTTTTGGTATTGAGCGTCTCCGGGAAACGCATATGCGGATGACCAAAATGTCTTTTGGTGATGCTGTTCGTCTTATCGTTGCGATGATGGGAGACAGCTACACCAGGATGTCACCACGTTATGTGCTGAAAGTGGCACAAATCCTTTGGCGCTATTTCAATAGTGCAGGCACGGCCGCAACTGTCCCCCCCATCGGGTACGGCTGGCGTTCCTTTGGTTTCGATCCTAACGGCGATAATACTGATGTTATGGGTACATCAGTCGTACAGTCCGGATTTTTCTGCGCTTACAACACAGGGCATGGCCCGGATATTTCGTCTGTGACGGCGAGTGCAAGCGGAGCAACGATTTCATACAGCCAGAATTTTGCGCTGGGTTTTGATTCGTTCCTGTTTGCCGAGGGGGGATCTGGTGTTATTCAGTGCCAGGCAACCGGGATGGCTGACCCCGTCACGATTGACCTGTCGGCTCATCCCGCCGGGATGCAGATTATCCCGCTGGCGTTACCAACAACCGGTAGCGGCACAGTAACGTTTACGGTTATCACTCCTCCGGTGACGTTGTACGGAGCGAATATCCTCAATCAAACCATGTCGGGTGTCCTGGTTCATAAAATGGGAGGTAGTGGTTCTCATACCAATCACTGGGTCAACGCAATGGATCAGCGCTGGCTTGATGCTTTTGATAACCTCGGGGCCGACCTCGTGACAATCATGCTGGGAACGAACGACCAGGGCGCGCAGCTCTCTGCCGCAACATTCCGGGCTAATATTCTCACGATGATAGATCGGGTTCGTTCTGTGCGGCCAACGGCTGATATTTTGCTGATTTGCCCGGCGGAAAATAACCGCGACGGCGGAAACAGTATTCCCATGTCCACTTACGCGGAGGTGATGTATAAGATTGCGCGCGATGATCGTGATGTGGCCTTTCTGAACCTGCAGGCGTCCTTCGGTCAGAAACACGAGGACTACGCAGCTGGATCAGACAGACCATGGATGATAGGGGACGGGTTACACCCTGACCCATCAACGGGAGGGTATGTCATTGCTGGAGCTATAGCTCGCGCCTTAGGCATATCTGTAAATTAACTTAATATTAGATAATTAAATTTGCACTGTGCGAAATCATAATTTGGACAGTGCTTTTCATTTTTTTTCATGTGAAAATTCTGAGGGGTATTGCCACAATGTGGAAGTATAATAATGCAAAAGTGATCTGTTGTTTTTTTTGTTATATACTGTCGCTCTCTCAATTTATTTTAAATTTGGCTGGGTGAGTTTATATTGTAAGACACGATTTGTCAGTGTTTTTAAACACTCTAAGTGCCATAAGGTTGAGATACTTCTCCGGTTAGCATATAGATAGAAAGAGCGCTCATATCTTCTTTTGTGTAATTTATCGGGTTTTTTGTTGGATACTCTAAGCGGCCGCCATGGAACTCAGGTGTAATACGGAGAATGCTGCCTTTGAAATGTTTGCCTAGGTCAAAGGAATGAAGGTTTTTGAAGATTTCTATTTCGGAAAAATAAGATATATGGACATAAAGATGTCCGATTGTGAAAGTTGATAAATAAAATGTCTGAGAGTCATCCGGGGATGTTGAATCAAAATTAATATGGCCTCTAAGGAATCTTGATGTGAAGTCGGTGTCGTGTCTGTAATATCCTATAAAGACAGACACATTATCAGGTATGTTACCATTCATTATTGTTGTGTAATGCTGGGGTGGTACTGTGGAACGCCCCTTTTCTAAATGTGATAATATTAATGCGGTTTTTATTGACCATAAGGCAAAATTATTGCATTCTTCTTCATTTAAAACTATATCATGCCCATGAATTAGCTTTGTCAATAAGTCCTTTATTCTACTTTCCAAAGCACTCATCCAACCATTGTTGCATACCATACATACATCCTTTACAACTTGATCATACGGATGCAGTCCTTTTTTGAATTTTGAATTGTCAATAGGCTTTCTATTTTCAATATATTGCGAAGTATATACTAGGCCTCTGGTTTCTTTTAGTTCTTTTTTTAACCATTTAGGGAATACATGTTCCTTGGTTATTTTGTTTGTGCTACTGTCTTTTTTGCAGAAAATACATTTTTTCCCAAACATATGTTTCTCTTCTATTGGCAAAATTAGCAATACTATTAGTTTTTTTAATATAACAGGACTCTATGCTGCATAGCAATCTCTGAACATTATGCAAATATCCCTGCCTTATAAAACAATATCTACCATTCCTTCATATGATGCAGTTGCGCAAACACAACACGTTTAAGCCTAGAGTAGTTTCACTTAGAAAAAAGATCAATGCAAACTCCTGTCTACAAAGACTGACAAAGCATCAATTGATTTGGAATTGAAGTCACGAAAGGACTTGTCTTACCCATGACATCAGTATGTTACAACACAAGATAAAATTGATAGGCACGCCCTATCTTGATTTGGATCGCCGATAAAACTACTGTATATAAAAACAGTATTTCAGGGGGGAATTATGCCGAGAAACTCAGATATCGAAATAGCCTGGCGTCAGGCAATTGTCATTGAGCCTAATGGCCGTCGCACCGTGACAACGTCCGGTTTTATCCGGGAACTCGCAAAAGTTAACTGGCACTGGTCGCCAAGCCAGGCTAACCATTGGATAGAGCACTATGTGACGACATTCCGGGATGTCTCAACGCAGGAAGGCGATGAGCGCACGTTCCAGTTATACAACCCGAACGGAGGGCTATAACGTGGGATTTCCGTCGCCAGCAGCAGACTATGTAGAAGTACGACTGACCGTCGATAAACTCTGCGGTACCGGCCCAAATACTAGGCTCGTTCAGACAGAAACTGGTTACACCGTAGTCGATGTCTCCGGTAAACCAAAGCAAGGAGATACCGTTTTAATTCAATACGGCGGAGGCACAGATTTTGCAAAAATTATGGGCCGGGCATTTATTACACGAGACGGTGAAGCGCTGGAAGGTGAGGCCCTGGATGATGTTACAGTTGTCGGGGTGGTGACATTCGTCATCAATCGAGCTTGGCCTACTGATGACGAATGTCCTGTCATATAAAGTCAACGGATTGTGTGTACATAAACGAGTACAATGGAAGTGGATTATTTTGATATTTCTCTTTTTAAAACAATGCATTAAATTGTTTTATAACTATATCCATTTAACTAAGGGGACA